TCTTTGACATTAACCTTGATAACGGTACAAGTGCAAGTGTCTTTACACCTCAAGGTGGTATTACTGTTGATGCATTTGGAGTTGTTCCTTATGGTGATGGTTGGTATAGAGGATATATCACTACCACATTTGCGTTTGGTTTCAGTGAAATTCGGACACAGATCTTTGTTGATGGTGGTGCTCCTTATGCAGGTAATGGAACTTCTGGTATCCTTGCATGGGGTGCAAAACTTAATAAGGGAACACTTGATCCTTACACTGCAGGAAGTGGTCAAATCTTCTATGCAGATACAGAATACAACATCAAGAACTTTGCTATTGACCTCTTAGAAACCTACACGGGTCAGGCACTTGATAATACACTTACAGAACCTTCACCCGCATCAGGATTCTATAAATTCTATGATTCTACTGCTGCATCTGATTATTCTAAGGTAACAATTCAACGATTCATTCGATATGGATTGAATATCATCCGAAATCAGTTAAATGTTGATAGTTATTATACAACTCTTATTCAGGTTAACGGTATTTCTGTACCTGCGAAGACATTTGGAACCAGAGACATTCCTGTTGGAATTGCTGGTGGACTGAATAATGCGGATTATATCTATGGCATGTTGAGCAACAACTATGCAGAACTTGAAAATATTAGTCTAAATGAAGGTCAAATTGTACAGGTCTATCAGAGATTTAGAATTGATGGTGATATCACGGATGGACCATATACCATGGGTGAGACAGTAGCAAAACAAGGTGCTCCTTCTGTTACTGGTGTTGTTTACGGATTCTTTGAAGATGCAAACTACAAGTATCTTGATGTTCGTATTACTGCAGGTCCTTGGGCAATTACTGACAATATTGTTGGTGCAAATAACTCCACAACTGCTCAGATAAGTGCTATTGAAAATCGTATTCATATTATTGACCTGAAGGGCAACTTTATCGATAACATTCCATTCAAGGGATATACTAGTGGATTCACTGCACAACCTACAGGATTCCTTAAGACAGAAGCTGCTGTAACAAGTAATGCTGGCGGTACTTTAACCGTTGATACTGAGACTCTCGTAGGAACATTTGAAAAGACTTCTGTAATCTATCCAGAGTCTTCTAGACAATATCTTGACGTTAGTAAGTATGCTGGTCTTGATGTTCAGGTCGGTCAAAGAATCGCGTCTGAAGGACACATCAGACTTGGTATTTCAGTTATCAGTAATCTGAACGTATTCACTGTTGGTAATAGACTTTATAAGGTTGTCAATGGTAATCAGGATGCAAATACTTACGGTATTATTACTGAAGTTGATCTTGCTAATAACTTCATCTATATCTCACAAGTTTCTGGAACTATTGGTAACGGTGACTTAGTTGGTGATTATGGTGTCTCTGCTAACTTCCCTGTTGGATATGCGAGTGTATCTACTAAGGTTGTAACTGCTGGTGCTGCTGCAGCGTTGGTACAAGATATTCGTCTTATTGGACTCAATAAGAGATTATATCTCAGTGATATTCGCGGTACATTTGATGTCAAAGACTCTATTAAGAGTATTGATGGATATCGCGCTGCTGTTGTTGCTAAGGTTGATCTTAAGGGTAGAGTTAAGCGTTCCTTCAGAGGTTTCGATGGAACACAGACTACATTCAAACTTACTACAGATAACGGCACACAATACTTGCCTGATCCTGCAGGACATTTGATGATCTTCGTCAACGGTGTTCTTCAACCACCAGGCGCTACCAATGCATTCACAGCATTCTCTGATCAGATTCAGTTCACTGAAGCACCTGATCTTGGAGCATCATTCACTGGATTCTATGTTGGTAAACTGAGACAACTTGATGATATCTCGTTTGAGTTTGACTCCTTACGTCAATCCTTCAACCTCAAGCGTAATGATGTGTTCTACTCACTGACATTGACTGAAGGTGTACAATCTACAGTTATCAGACCTGAAAACAACATTATCGTTTCTCTCAACGGTGTTCTTCAAGAACCTGGCGTTGGTTTCGAGATTGTTGGTTCTAGAATCATCTTCTCTGAGATTCCTCGTGTCGGGTCTACATTCGTCGCATTCTCTTATGTTGGTTCTGAAGCAGACGTTGACGCTGCTGAAGTTGTTCCTCCTATTGAACCTGGCGACTTTATTGAAATTCAAGGTGAGACTACGGACAGAGAAGTTGCTCTAATTGAGTCTTCTAACTCCCTTATCACTTTCGATTATCTTGGTTCCGTCTTCGGTCAAGACGGTCAGGCATCTGCTCAACTTACTAGCGGATTCATTGACAAAGTACAAGTTACCTCTGGTGGATCTGGTTATACATCCAGACCTACTGTAAGACTTGATTCTATCTCTGGATTTGATGGTCAAATTCGCGCACTGGTTGGTGTTGCGGGTGTTGAACTTCAATCTGCTGGTAGTGGATATCAAAATCCCACAATTGATGTTGAAACCAGCGTACCTGATGATTGGACTGCCCCTGATCTTTCTTTATATGGTGAAGAGGTAATCGACCCAGAGATCCTATAAATAACTAAAAATTCCTACGAGTAATGGCTAAACAAACACTCGGTCTTGGCACCTCCGCTAATGATAATACAGGTGATACTTTACGAATCGGCGGTGACAAGATCAATGATAACTTTAATGAGCTATATGCAGCGTTAGGTAACGGCACTAACTTAACTGTTAACGTTACCAACCCTGCTGTAGGTCAAGTTTTAAGGTATAACGGATCAACGTTCTTACCTTCTGACTATACCAACTTAACTGCCAACTTAGATGTTAACGGAAATAATATCGTTTCTTCTGCCAATGGAAATATTGCCATTACTCCAAACGGCACTGGAAATACAACTATTTCTAACGGTAGCATCACTAATACCTTTAACGGTACTACTGGCGTAGTTGATTTTCCTACAAAAATTCAGTATAAAAATGAATATTCTGCTCTTGGCAATGCGCCAGCAGCGGCAACTTATACTGGTTATTTCTTCACTGTTGACGGTGATGATAATCCTTATGTAAACATCAATATCACAGCTGGTGGTGTTGGTGATACTAGAGCAAAACTTCTTACTGAATATTCTAGTATTGATGATCTTTCAGATGTTGATACTACAACTGCAGCACCTACAGCAAACCAAATTTTAAAATGGAACGGGACTAATTGGGCACCTGCTGATGATGGTGGAAGTGGTGGTGGAACAACACAAAACTTGTTTGAGACTATCAGTGCTGATACTGGAAGTACAACTGCTAATGCTGCAAATGATGCATTAACAGTTTCTGGCGGCACAGATATTACGACATCGATTACTGGAGATGTCCTTACAATCAATTATTCTGGTACACCTGTTACAACCTTTGCTGCTCTAACTGATACCGATGTTACTGGTATCACGCAAGGTGATTCATTATTCTGGAATGGTCTTGATTGGGCAAGAATTCCGAGTCCAATTATTTGGTGGGAATTAAATGCTAACGGAGCATCTGATTATACTTTTGATGGTCCTGGTTTTACAGGAGCAGCAAATGATCCCACTCTGTATGTTTACAGGGGATTTACTTACGCTTTTGATAATTCTATTCAGGGTGGAGCACACCCCTTCAGAATTCAAAGCACTCAAGGTTTGAGCGGAACCGCATATACTACAGGTCAATCTGGTAGTGGAACTGCAGTTCTTTACTGGACTGTTCCTATGGACGCTCCTAATACACTGTACTATCAGTGTACAATCCATGCAGCAATGAATGGAACTATTAACGTTGTAAGTTGATATAAATGGCAAGAACTGTTCCTGGATCTGGCGCTGTCATCGAACCCATCTTTGATGAGATTTTCGGTGTCCGCGCTGTACGAGTAAAAGATGGTGGTACTGGATATGATCCTGCTGATCCACCTAGATTAACTGTTGATGGTTGCGGTACACCTGATCAGGAAGCATTACTGTATCCAATTATCGATGCTGATTCAGGAAAAATTATTCACGTTAGAGTTCTAGAAAGAGGACGTGGATATGACCCATTAAGACTTCAAATTGTTCCAGAACAAGAGACTCCAAATGTTCTGCCATCATTTGATGTCAATAGAATTTGGCAATCGCATCCTAACTCTTCAACTAGTGGTTCGTTTGCTACAACAACAGATAGATTAACAATACAATCAGACAATCATCCTAAACCAACTCCTCAGTTGGCTGAGAGAGCGCCTGGTGGTGGTCCTCTTGCAGATAGAACATTCAATCAAACCTTTATCTATCGTGGTGGTAAAGATGTTCCTAATCCTGGTGTAAGAGGAGATCAATTAGATAAAACAACAGGTATCTTAGCAAATGGTGGTCTTCTCCACACTCCTGACTGGGGTGCTGATGGTGGAGCACCTGCAGGTTTTGCAATTGATGCTATTAAGTATGATTATGTTAAAAATAATAGCGTTTATGATACTGTTACAGAAGGAAATGTACAGTATTATCATACAAGTAAATTAATTAATGAGTTTGCTCTTGATAATGGTGTATTTGATTGGGGTGATCAGAGAGCATATACTTGGAATGTAAAGGTAGAATATGGCAACGTCGTATTGTCCACTACTAATGTTGATGAAAATCTTGGTTCTGTAGAAGTTGGTAGACTTGTAGATGAAATTGGTGGTGATGCTAAAGGTGAAATTGCAAAAATCTCTAGAGATGGACAAGGTAATATTGTCAGAATTTATTTAAGAAACGTATCCAATTCTGCAACATTTTCTGATGGTGATCGTTGTTTAGGATCTAACGGTTTTAGTTTTACTATTAATGCAGATCCAGTTAGTAGAAATGTATATTACATTGATTTTGGACCAAATGCTTCTAGGTTCGGTCCCTTTGTGCCTGGTCAATATTACTTTGCACCAGAAAATATTCAGGTAAGAGCAGACGATTTAATTATTTTTAATCAGGTTGATTCTTCTAATCAACAAGGTATAGGACATCCAATCAGATTTAGTACAACTCAAGATGGTACATTAAATGGTGGAACTTTATATTATGACAGCACAGGTTTAAGTTCAGCACCTGCCGCTGATTATGAAAATGAGTATCAACCATTATTCACAATGAATGGTGATGAATCTGCAAGAATTTATTATCATTGTGCTCATCACAGATATATGTCTGGAGAGTCTGGTGATGAGGGTTATATCATTCTGAATACAACTGCAGAAACATATAATCCTGTTAATAATTACTATTCTAGAGATTTTTATCAAGTTGGTGCGAGCATTGACAAATCTAGACATGTAGATGGTCACTCTAAAGTTTTGGGTATGTCCTTTGATGGATATCCTATTTACGGTCCTTGGGGATATAATTCTAGTGGTGCTGTAGCAAGAGAAGTTTCTTCGTACAGATTGAGAACTACAGCAGAACTTCAAGGTTCTAGAGTTTCTATTGGTGTTACTACTACAGGTACAGTTACATATGCCGTAACACTATCAAATAATCAATATCAGTTTGATGGATCTCGTCCATCTTTCTTAAATTTAGATAGAGGTAAAACCTATATCTTCCAATGTAATGATTCAAGCATGGATGCAGATACATTCTTGCTATCCACTACAGATAATTCTTGGCACTCTACTGGAAATAGCGCAAACATAGGTGATACATCTTATGTTTATGGTCTGGGAGTTGAGTATTATATTGATGGATCATCTGTTACATATACACAATATCTTTCACAGTTTTCTGCCGCCACTACTAGAGAACTTAGATTAACTGTTCGTGTTGATGCACCTAGACTGTTATATGCATTCTCATATGCAAACTCCGATAGAGGAATTAGAAGTGTTCAAGATGGATACGTTTTGGGAGATTTGATTTCTGATTATATCTACGATGCTTCTGTTGGAACTCTCGATGCATACAATGGTAAGTTTGCTGTAACTCCTGAATATCCGAACGGCACATATGCCTACTTCATGACTGAAGATGGTAACGGTGATCCTGTTTATCCATATGCTATTGGTCCTAGATTTTATAGTGTTCCATTATTTGAAGGAGACACTGTACCAGATTTAGTAGATGTATTCCCGTCTGGTGCTGCTGGTGATGTCATTCTGGATGATAATGGTAGTGTCTCTTATATCAAGATGACACAAAAAGGTGATAGTTATTTTGGTCCTGCTAAAGCAAAAATTCTTGGTGGTGAAGGAACTGGTGCGTTAGGAACTCCTACTGTTCAAACTGTTACTGGTCTTTCTCTTCTTAGTGCTGGTAGACAATATGCAACACCTCCCACACTTATCTTTGAAGGTGGTGGCGCTGGTCAAGGTGCTCAAGGTGCGGCAGAGGTTGACACTACAGGTAAGGTTACTTCTATCTCTGTTGTCAATCCAGGTGAATTCTATCAAGAACCTCCTTATGTTTTAATTACAGGTGGTGGCGGTATTGGTGCAAAAGCAGAAGCAACTATATCTCAAGGTGAAATTACAGGTATCAATATTCTTGATTCTGGTAAAGGTTATACAACTCCTCCGAATGTTATCTTTACTAAACTTGTTAATCTCAAGAGGAAAACTAGAGCACGTCAGGCATTCAATGCAAGTAATATCTATCTAACTGGTCTTACCAAAGACGTTACCGCATCAGATACAACAATCTATGTTGATTCTACTGATGCATATCCTGGTTCTGGTCAGTTTATTCTAAACACAGAAACTATTGCGTATACTTCTAAATCAGCGGGTAAGTTCTCTGGTCTTACAAGGGGTGTTAATTTTAATTATGATCAACGTGTTATCTTAGATGCTGGTCAAAATGATCAGAATGGTTTATCAACATACAAATTTAGTGTTGGTGACCGAGTAATTAGAAGAGTTGAAAATGCTGGTAATAAAATTGCCAAGGTTTATGACTGGAATCCTTCAACTAGAGAACTTTTAGTTGTCTTTGAAGTTGATGAACTAGCATTTATTGATGGTGGTATTCCTTCTACTGAAGATGCTATTGTTCAGTTTGATGCTGGTGTTGCAACTAGTGCACCTGGTGGATTTTCTCCACACGTTGTTTTAGTTTCTAATGGTGATAGTATTCCTTTGTTAACAACTCCTCTTTCTGTTTTAGCAGATAGAAAATTTGAAGATAACGATGAAAATGAAGATCCCAATAATCCTGGTACATTCTTAGGAGATGGTATTGCAGATTTGGTAAATACTGGAACGGATTTTGAAAATCAAATTAGTCTTGATGGTGGTATTTACAACTCTCTTTATGGTATTGAAGAAACTCAAGGTGGTCAAAACACTACTCTGTTCCAAGTTGGTGACAATATCAAAGATGGTTCTCTTCCGTTCAAGTTTGCAACAATCTCCTCCGCAGGTGGACTTAGCGAAGGAGTTGAGCATAATGCTATCCTAAATATCTACTTAGATGCAAATGATGCTAACGGTCAGAATTACAGTGTAAATGAAGTCGTTACTGGTGCAATTTCTGGAGTACAGGGCACGGTAGTATCTTGGGATCCTGTAAATGTTGTTTTACAAGTTCAAAATATTATTCCGTTCAATACTGGTAATATCAATGTTGGTATTGGTGGTTTCTTATATGAGTTCTCTCAAGATGGAACTATTGTAGACCTATTTGTTCAAAATCCAGGCACTAACTATACTGCAACTCCAACAGTCACTATTGAGAATGTTGGAGATATTCAAGCAACAGGAACTGCTGTTATGACAACTGCGGGTGACCAAGTTGCATCAATCACTATTACAAATGGTGGTTATGGTATCAATCAAACTGTTGATGGTACATATAACTTACACCCAACAATTACATTCACAAATGATGGATCTGACACCACTGGTGCAAATGCTGCAGCATATGCTATTTTAGGTGGAGAAAAGATTAATGGTAACGGTGGCGCATCTTATAGAATCAAGCGAATTGAATACGCGACAACAGTTCGTTCGTAATGCACATAAATAAACAGGAGGACAATAGTACCTAGCAAATGGCAGCTCTACTTACTGATCAATTTAGGATTTTTTCAGCGAAAAAATTCATTAAGGCACTTGAAGGTCCTGACGCAAGTCAGAGCGATTCAGCGGCAGGTGCTAATAGAGATAGACTTTATCTGTTTATCGGAAGACCGCAAACGTGGGATAATGAAAACTCGCCTCCTCAGGCAGTTGATTCCTTCGGTGAGTTCTCTGATTCGTATGACGACATGATCTCTCTCAAGAGAGTTCTTGCTGCAGATACGGTTCAAGTTGTGAGACGAATCGACTGGGTTTCTCCAGAAGAAACTACTGGTGGATTAGGTTTCACTTATGACATGTATCGTCATGACTATTCTCCCTCTAAAACTGCTGCCTCTGGTGCTACCAAACTTTATGATTCTGACTTCTATGTTGTGAATTCACAATATCAAGTCTATAAGTGCATCTATAACGGTACGTCCCCTTCTGATCCAAATGGTAAACCTTCTACAGTTGAGCCTACTGGTACTTCTACCAGCATCATCACTACTGGTGATGGATATCGTTGGAAGTACATGTACACCATCCCTGTTGCTTCAGTCCTCAAGTTTTTCTCCAACGATTACATGCCCGTCTTTACAAACGACGCGGTAAAAACAAACGCAGTCGCTGGTGAAATCGACACTGTTGTAATTAACTCAGCGGGTTCTGGTTATAACAACGGCACATATGATAACGTTGCTATTAATGGTGACGGTACTGGTGGTCGTGTTTCTATCGTTGTTGATGGTGGTAAGATTATTTCTGCTACTGTTACTTCTGGTGGTACTGGTTATACCTTCGGTAAAATTAGTGTAGATAGTATTACTGGTATTGGTACAGGTTCTGGTGGTCAAGTTGATGTCATCATTCCTCCGCCAGGTGGTCATGGTGCTGATGCAGTTGTTGAGATTGGCGCATTCCGTGTCATGGTTAATGCCAAACTTTCATACGATGAAGGTGCTGGCGACTTCCCGATTGATAACGACTATCGTCGTATTGGTCTTATTACTAATCCTTTGAAATTTGGTACAGCAGAATTAATTTCTGACTTGACGGTTTCTGCTACTAAGGCAGTTATCTTCTCACCAACATTCCAAGGTAACTATGTTCCTGATGAAATTATCACTCAAACTAGAGTTGTTGGTGGTACGAACGTTACTGCTCGTGCGAGAGTTATCTCGTGGAACCCCACCACCAAAGTCTTGAAGTATTACCAAAACGCTACTGACGGTATTTTCCCTGAAGTAACTGGTACTCAGAATGAATTTGATGGTTCTAACGTTATTAATGGTGCAACATCTGGTGCTGCTGGTCAACCTGATGTTAACTTCCCCGCAGTTCCAAACACATCCTCTAGAACGATCAACAATACCGAATATGACTTAGGTATGAGATTCAATAGTGGATATGCGAAACCTGAAATCGAATCAAACAGCGGTGACGTTGTTTACATAGATAATAGGAGAGCAATTAGTCGTGCAAACGACCAAGTAGAAGATATTAAAATCGTCATCGAATTCTAATGGCACAAAACACTAATTTAAACGTCACACCTTACTACGACGATTTCGATAAGGATAAGAATTTTTATCGAGTGCTGTTCCGACCTGGTTTCCCAATTCAGGCAAGAGAACTCAGCACAATGCAGAGTATTTTGCAGAATCAGGTAGAAGGAATTGGTACGCACTTATTCAAAGATGGTGCGATGGTTATTCCTGGTCAGGTGGGTTATGACCTGAATGTTCAAGCAATTCTTCTTCAAGAATCTTTCCTTGGTAGTGATGTTGAAACATACAGAGCTCAATTAGATGGTGCCATTATTGAAGGTCTGACAACAGGTGTTAAGGCAAAGGTTCTTTATAGTATTTCTGCTTCTACTTCAGAAAGAGGATATATTACTCTCTACGTTAAATATATTGATTCTGGTGACACTACTTCAGAATCTGCTCTGAATACATTCCAAATCAACGAACAGTTGATTGCAGACAAAGAAATTACTTTCGGTTCTACACTGATTGAGATTGGTACTCCGTTTGCTCAACTTCTTCCTGTAAACGCTACTGCTGTTGGTTCTACAGCATATATCAGTGATGGTGTTTACTATATTAGAGGACACTTTGTAAATGTCCCCACAAGTTATCTTATTCTGAACCAGTATGACAGTAATCCTTCTTACAGGGTTGGTCTGGAGATTCTGGAGTCTATTATCACTCCTGAAGACGACGAATCTCTCAATGATAATGCTGCTGGTACATCAAACTATTCTGCGCCAGGTGCTCACAGATTTAAAATTAGCACTCAATTCGTCAAGAGATTAATTACAGACGAAGCAGATAAGGACTTTATTGAATTACTTAGAATTAACAACAGCAGAGTAGAAAACTTTGTTGAAAGAACAGAATATAGCGAGCTTGAGAAATCAATGGCTCGTCGTACATTTGAAGAATCTGGTGATTACGTTGTAGATACTTTTGATGTTACCGCTCGCGAACATCTTAATGATGGTTTCAATGCTGGTGTATACAACACTGGAGATACATCTACTGATGGAAACGAAGCGCAAGAAGGAAAACTTGCAATCGAAGTTTCGCCTGGTACTGCATATGTTAGGGGTTACAGAACTGAATTCATCACACCTCAGTATGTTGATGTAGATAAACCAAGAGATTTTGATAGTAGGCAGAACGGTATTATTAACTTCAACCTCGGCAACTTTGTCAAGGTTTATGATGTTTATGGTTGGCCAGAAGTTTCTGGTGATGGTGTAACTGATGCATATCAGATTCTTGATCTGTATGATGACTTTGCAGCAAACGCAACTAGTTCAGTAAAGGCTGGTGCCAATAGAATTGGTAGATGTAGAACTGTACAATTACAGAAATCTACTACTGCTCTTGCAGCAACATCTCCCTTTGGTATTAACCCTACTGTTGCTGGTGGTGTATATGATCTTTGGTTGTATGATGTTCAGATGTTCACTGTATTGAACATTGCAAATGCTGTAACACCATATACAGTAGGTACTAGAATTGTAGGTAAGACATCTGGTGCTGCAGGATATATTGCAGATACTGGTAATAATACACACTATGTTTGGATTGAACAAGTCACAGGTACTTTCTCTAATAATGAAATTCTTCAAATCAATGGTAGAGATGTTGGTACATTAGAAGCAGCATGGTCTTATCAGTTAAGTGATACTAGATCTGCTTTTGGTCTCGATGGTTCTAGTAATATTAGATTTGGTTGTAACTGGATCTTGAATGATTCTAGACCTATTGAAGCATCAACTATCGAAGTTGATCAGGCAACTGACGACGAATTGACTGGTTTCCGTACTAGATTTGAGAAGGATCTCAGACCTGGTGATATTGTTACTCCTACATTGTCAAGTTTTGAGGGTGCTAATACTCTTCGTGTTAAGAGAGTTATCCCTACTGCTATTGCTACAACCGCAACAAACAAAAAAGCAACTGTAGGATCTGCAGATATTATCTTCAATTTTGCTGATCAAACTGCAGCGTTGGATCAATCATTGATGATCAACACTGTTAATGATGGTGATTATTCTGAGATGGTAAGGATGCGTCCTTTCATCTTCCAAAAAGATTATCAAAACGGAGAACTTTCGTTTGACCTTCCTGAAGACGTAATGAAGTCTCTGGATGATGAATCATTCTTTGTTTATAGAAACTTTGCATCTAAGACTGTAACAACTGGTTCTATTACATTCACTGTACCTGAAACTGAGTCTTTTGCTGCTCTGTCTTCTGACAACTATATTCTAACTGTTATCGCTAATGGTGGTTCTGGTACATATTCCAATGGTCAAAACATTGATGTTCAAGCAGAAGTAGATGGTGGTAACTTAACTGCAGCTTTCGGTGCAAATAATCAGTCATTTACAATCACTGGTCTTGGAGCAGTTGCGACTGTTACCTTAACTGCTCTAGTTTCCAAGAATACTGTTGCCAAAAAACTCAAGACTGCATCCAAGATGCAAGCACTTAAGGTCTTTAAATCTGATCAAGATTTAGATACACAACCAACAGGTCTTACTTATAGTGCTCTTTACGGTACTAGAGTTCAGGACGAAGAGATTTCTTTCGGTGTAAACGATGTTTACCGAGTACATGCAATCTATGAATCATTCGATGATGATGATGCATCTGCCCCTTATGTTGTTCTTACTGAATCTGTCTTCTTTGCAGCAGGCACATTGATTGTTGGTAAGACTTCTGGTGCTAGAGGTCGTGTTATTTCATTCCAAAACGCAGATCTTAAACTCTACTATGTTGCTCTGAACGAGATTCCGTTTATTCAGGGTGAAACTATTAATGGTTTCAATGGTAGTGGTGATGCAATCTCTGGTATTATCGATGACTCAGCAAACTCTATTTTTGCTGGATCTAAAGTTATTACTGATCAGTTTGAACTTGAAGCAGGTCAGAGAACTAACTTCTATGACGTTTCTAAACTGACTAGACTCCCCTCTACGGTTCCTCCTACCAGAAGACTCTTGGTAATTTTTGATTACCTTTCTCACGCAACATCTGGTGATTATTTCTCTGCTGAATCGTATAGTGGTATTACATTTAAAGAGATTCCTAACTACAAGTTGGATGGTTCTATTAAGTTTATCAGAGATCAGATTGACTTCCGTCCTGCTGTTAAAGAATTAAGAAACGGATCTGGTACAATTGGTGCTCCCTACTATGTCAACTGTACTACATTTGACTTCGTTTCAAGAGTATTTGATACAACTGGTGGAGCTGCAGGTTCTACCATCTTTGATATCATGCAGGTCAATTCTTCCTTCCGTGCAGACTACTCTTGGTATCTTCCCAGACTTGACAAACTTTATCTCTCCCATGATGGTAAATTGAGAGTTTCTAAGGGTGTATCTGGATATTATCTGATTCCACCACAACCTGTAGCAAACTCGATGCTCTTAGCAACTATCGAGTACAAA